GCCGACTTGTTTCGAGCAATTTCACCGTCTGGTGTTGCCGTCAGAACTGACGTGCAGAAGTAGGTGTTGTCTTGGACAGAACGATCGATCAGGGCCGCTTGATTGGGCAGTCCCTTGTATGCGCGGCCTGACCACACTGCTGGGGGCGCGTTGTTTGGATCAGCGCGGAACGAGCACACCCAGCCGTGGGTGCCTGGCTCCATCTCGCCGTAAATTTCCGCAAGGAAGTCACTGTTGGTCATTGTTGATGCCTCAATGACCATCTCAAACCTCAACGGCGGCAAGCTCCTCGAGAGTGATGTCAACGCCTTGCTGGCGCGCCATCACAACCAATGCGGACCAGTACCGCTGCGGGATCACGCCGCCAGTGCCACCGGGCTTTGGCTGACACCAACGCGAAAGGGTTGATTTATCAAGGTTTAATGATTCGGCCACACTGGCCTTGCCACCTAGTTTCTCTATGACACCAAACGCCGGCTCGAGTGTGTGAATTGTGGGGATGCTCACCTGGATTCTCCTTGTTATAACGATCAATTGAGATTGACTCATCGTGGAGTTTATGTCACTATGCATTCCCCTTAACAAGAATTCGGGTGCAGATCAGAAACAGTATGGAAAACACGATGAACACACAATGGTTCAGAGACCGACTTAAAGACAAACAAATCTCACAGAGGGGGCTTGCTAAATTGTTAGATATTGACCCTGCAGCGGCCTCTTTGATGCTGCGCGCAAAAAGAAAAATGACAACGCACGAAGCGCATCAGATTGCGACGATCTTGGGCTTACCGCTCAATGAAATCATGCGCAATGCTGGCATTGAAGTGATTGATGATGTACGTCGTGTTCCGATCACGGCCTACATGGACGAGCATGGTGTTGTCTCTCTCATGCCTGCGCGCACGCACGACACTGTTGTTGGCCCTGCTGACTGCCCCATCGGCACTTACGCGATCCAAGTGCGCTCACCCGCAACGATCAAGGACGGCTGGTTGGTGTTTGTTAACCCGACCCAAGCGCCAGCTGCGGACAACATTGACAAGCTGTGCTCAACAGCTACAGCTGAAGGCAAGCAGATCGTTGCAGTGGTTCGCCGTGGATACAGACGCGACACACACAACCTGATCATGTGGCCCAGCATGGAAGTCCTGGCTGACTGCAATGTCGCCTGGTCATCCCCAGTTCTCTGGATCAAACCTTAAATTTTTAAGCATTAGGGTTTCCCCTAGTGATTTTTGTTGATCTTGTTGTTGTGATTTCCGCATCATTGATATATATTCACAACATGTTTGATTTAACGCAACAGCAAGAAAGACCACAAATGCTCAAACCTAGCCACTTTCAAACCCCCCGCACCCTCGCTGACTGCACCTTTCCGGTCGGTTACGCAGACAAAGAACCCGTTCTCGAATCAATCCTTGGCTACTGCCTGGCACTGGCCATCGGCGTTGGACTTGCCTTCCTACTGGTTGCTTGGTGGAGCAGTTGAACTGCCCACGATGCGGCACTTGGACAGAGGTTCTGGAAACCAGGACTAAGCAGGACAACACCAAGCGACGCAGATACCAGTGCGCAAACCTGCACCGATTCACAACGATTGAATTTATTCCTGAAAAAGTTTCCCCTGAAGTACCCCAAAAAAAGAAGCAGTAATTTTTTAAACCCACGACTGGACCCACAACTATGAACTCAGACGAACTAGCAACTAAGTGGCGCGAAGCCAAACAACGTGAAGAGGCGGCCCGCAATGACCGAGTTGCCGTTGAACAGCAGATCATTGATCTACATCCCGCCAAAGAAGAAGGCGCGGTCACAGTGCACACAGCAGGTGGGAACAACATCACCCTTACCGGCAAGTTAACTTACAAAGTTGACATCGAGAAGCTGACAGTTCTCACGGGTAGCTGGCCAGCAGAGATCCGGCCCCTCAAGACCAAGGTTGAGGCCGATGAAACCAAACTGAAAGCAATTCGCAACGACGTCCCCAAGCTCTGGGCCGAAATCGCAGCTGCTGTAGAAACCAAACCCGCGAAAACTGGGGTTGCCATCAAGTTTAAAGAATGAGCAGCGGTAATCAGCTGCGTGACCAGGGCATCACACTGGTCCTTGAAAATTCTGCTGACTGGGCCCTGGTGTCACAAGTCAACTTCACCTTCTGGCTCGAGCATGTGGCCCCCACAGAGTTCAGCATTGAAGACTTCCGCATCTACGCGGCCAAGAACGGCATGCCAGAGCCGCACCACCCCAACGCCTGGGGCGCAATGAGCAAACGCTTTTCTCACCTCATCCAGCCAGTTGGCTACACACACAGCCAGCGCCCCGCTGCTCACTCTCGTTTAACTCGTACTTATAGAAGGGCCTGAACATGGCATTCGATCTCTCATCCATCTCGCGCACTAAGCGCATGCGCGCACCCAAAATTGTCATTGCCGGCCCAGGCAAGATTGGCAAGACAACCTTTGCTTCTCAGGCGCCAAACGCTGTCGGCATCTTGACTGAGGACGGCGCTGACGCGGTTGATGCTTCGGCCTTTCCGTTGTGTTCTTCGCTATCCGATGTCTATTCAGCAATAGGAACGCTGCTCAAAGACAAGCACGACTTTGAGTCTGTGTTCCTGGATTCCCTCGACTGGCTCGAGCCACTGCTGCACCAGCATGTCTGCGAGGCCAACAAGTGGGCATCGATCGAGGCGCCTGGTTACGGCAAGGGCTACATCGCTGCAGCTGAAGAGTGGCGCACGTTGCTCTCAGGCCTGGAGGCTCTTCGCGCTCAACGCAACATGGCCATCATCTTGATCGCGCACGACAAGATCAAGCGCTTTGAGTCTCCCCTGCATGAGGGCTACGACCAATACACATTGAAGTTGCACGACCGCGCTGGCGCTCTTGTCCAGGAGTGGGCAGACGTCATTGGCTGGGCCAACTACCGCGTCGTCACAACTCAATCAGACGCCGGCTACGGCAATAAAGAGACAAAGGCCCGCACCACGGGCGAACGAATCCTTCACGTTGAACCGCACCCCGCTCACATGGGTGGGAACCGTTTCGGTTTGAAGAATATGCCTCTCAGCTGGGAAGCATTCGCTGCTGCACTTGCGGCCAACAACTAAGCCATCAACCAGGAGAAACCACATGGCCTTATTCAACTTCAACGCTGCCACTGTCGAACCAATGCAGGCGCGCTCATTCGAGCCGCTGCCCAAAGGCGACTACGAAATGATGATCGTCAAATCAGACGTCAAGCCAACGCAGGCCGGCACTGGTCACTACATTGAGCTGGAGATGCACGTCCTGAACGGTGAGCACTCAGGCCGCCGCCACTGGGAGCGCTTGAATGTAGACAACCCAAACAAGACAGCGCAAGACATTGCCAACGCGGCCCTGGCCTCTCTTTGCTATGCCATTGGCATCGAAGACATGACCGAGACAGAGCAGCTGCATGACCAGCCGTTTGTTGCGCATGTGGAGATCGACAAGAAAGATCCAACACGCAACCGCGTCATGGGCTATGCCACCGCAGGCGCGCCAGCACCTAAAGCAGCGCCAGCAGCACGTCCTGCTGTTGCCTCAGCTCCAGCTAAGAAGCCCTGGGGTTGATCATGGCGCGAGTGCCCGAGTCACAGCACACAACGGCCACCGCGATCGTGCGGTGGTACGAGAGCAAGCCACAAGAGCACCGCCCACACATGGGCGCGTCTCTGATTGGCCACCAATGCAATCGGTACATCTGGCTGACATGGCGCTGGGCGCTCAAGCCTGAATTTTCAGGCCGCATGCTGCGCTTGTTCAGCACCGGCCAGCGCGAGGAATTACGCCTGATCGAAGAGCTGCGTGGTATCGGCGCGACTGTATGGGAACGTGATCCAGACACTGGTGATCAGTTTCGCGTGTCGGCCTGCAATGGCCACTTCGGTGGCTCACTTGATGGCGTTGGCAAAGGTCTGCCAGAGGCGCCCAAGTCCCCATGTGTGCTTGAGTTCAAGACACACAACGACAAGTCATTCAATGACCTGTGCAGCAAGAAAGTGCAAGGCGCAAAGCCTCAGCACTATGACCAGATGACGGTCTACATGGGGCTGATGGAGATTGATCGCGCCATGTACATGGGCGTGAACAAAAACAACGACGACGTCTACTGCGAGTGGGTCCATTTTGACAAGGACCACTTTGCAGTGCTGATGGATCGCGCACAGCACCTGATTGAGCAGACAGCATCACCAGAGCCACTGAGCCGCGACCCAAGCTACTACATCTGCAAGATGTGCAGCTTTCACAAGCACTGTCACGGTGGTTTGGCTGCCGAGATGAACTGCCGCACTTGTTGTCATTCCTCACCTGTTGAGAACGCAGCATGGCAATGCGTCAAGTTCAGAAAGCAGCTGAGTGACAAAGCGCAACGCACAGGCTGTGAGGCTCACCTGATGATCCCGTCACTGATCCCCTACGCGGAAGCCATTGACGGCGGCGAGTCATGGATTGCCTACAAGCACCGCGAGACTGGTGCGACGTTTGTGAATGGCCAGGAAACCATCGAAGCCTACGGCCAGAGCTTCTCAAGCAAAGAGCTGCACATGTGCCCTGGCTCATTGATCACTGAAGTGTCTGAGCTCAAGGAACAGTTTCCAGGCAGCAAGGTTGCAAGTGGAAGTCTCTTAACAATTTTTGATGATCTGGCCACACACCCTGATGACATCCCAGTCAAGAAGGACAACCCGACCAAGGCAGAAGCCAGACGCAAAACAAGCGCCGCAGTTGAGGCAATGAAACGTTTCGGAGAGACGCGATGATCAAGAATGTCTGCATCTATGTGAGCCTGTGGTGTGCCAGCCTAGTCATCATTGGCTTGATTGCGAAGGCCACTTACTACGTCTTCATGTTGGGGTGGAACGCGCTGTGACCATCATCGACATGATCAAAGAACGCACGATTGAGGTGGGCGATTGCTGGGAGTGGCAAGGCGCTTTGCAGGCGTGTGGAACAACACCCACGATTCGTCACAAGCAGCGGACCATGTCTGTGCGTCGATTGATCATGGAGGTGCAGGGCTATTCGCTTGAAAGCAAAGTGGCCACATGCACATGCGGCAATCACTTGTGCGTCAATCCTGAACATGTGGAAATCATCACCAGGAAGAAACTCACAAAGCGAGTCGCATCACAAATCAGGCGCTCAGTCAGCGTGATTCGCATGGCAAAGATTTCATCAGTGGCGCGTCAACACGCAAAGCTCAACGAGCAGCTGGCTGAAGAGATCAGGCAGGCCGAGGGCACACAGCGCGAGATCGCCAAACGCTTTGGCGTGAGCCAGGCAACAGTCAGCGTGATTAAGCGCGGCAAGACCTGGCGCGACTACAACAACCCTTTCGCTCAGCTTATTGGAGCAAGTAACAAATGAATTTTTTAATCGGTATTGATCCAGGCGCGTCCGGCGCCGTTGCGATCCTGGAGAAGAG